AATACAAATCTTAATACAAATCTTAATACAAATCTTAATACAAATCTTAATACAAATCTTAATACAAATCTTAATACAAATCTTAATACAAATCTTAATACAAATCTTAATACAAATCTTAACTTTGACTTAATAAAAATTGATAAAAAATAATTTTAACCATCATAAATATAAATTAATATATAAAAATATATTAATTTAATTATCATCATGAATTCTATTAAAAATCTTCTAAAAACTACGCATATTCTGGATACAGAACTCGTTGTAAGAGGATGGCTTCTTACAAAAAGAGCTCAAAAAGAAATTACATTTATCAATATCAACGATGGAAGTTGTCCTCAAGGATTACAACTTGTATTACAAAGTACGTTGTTTGATAATTTAGTAGATTTTACTATTGGATGTAGTTTAGAAGCAACTGGTAAAATTGTTGAAACCTATAAATCTTTATCGAATACATCCCCTGAAAAAATCCCTCTTTATGAAATGCAATGTTCAAAACTTGTATTAATCGGCACATGTGATACCGAAACTTATCCTTTTGCAAAAACAAAATTATCTTTAGAATATCTTAGAAAATTCTCTCATATTCGAGGGAGGACCTCTACTTATGGAAGTATTTTTAGATTGAGAAGTCAGATTATGTTAGAAATGCATAAATATCTTGGCGGGAATGAAGAATTTTTATTTTTAAATCCTCCAATTATTACAAGAGGAGATTGTGAAGGGGGTGGAGGAGTCTTCCAACTTACAGAAAAAGATCTCTCAGTGATTTCACCTACACAATTGAATAAATTTGACTGGGTACAGGATCATTTTTCTCAACCAGTCTATCTTACTGTTAGTTCTCAATTACAATTGGAAGCCTTGGCATGTTCTCTTGGTAGGGTATACACCACTAATAAATCTTTTAGAGCAGAACATTCTACAACTCATAAACATTTATCAGAATTCGAACATTTAGAAGTCGAAGCTTGTTATGTTAATTTATCAGAGTTAATGGATATTGCAGAAAATTTAATCAAAAATATCGGTCAGAATATATTAAATACCTGTATTGATGATATTAAGAATCTAGAAAAATTTATCTCCCCAAATCTCTCAGCACGATTAGTTCATATTACAACGAGTAAATATATCAGAACCTCATACGGTGATGCAATAAAACTTTTGCAAAGGTTGCGAACCGAATTGAAATTAGAGACAGATATTATTGATGGGATGGATCTTAACTCTGAAATGGAATCTGCCCTAACAACGCATTATGATGCACCTGTATTTGTATATGATTGGCCCTTTGAGATTAAAGCATTCTATATGAAACGTTCAGATACAAATCCAACCCTTTGTAAAAATTTTGATTTACTTATGCCGTATAAAGTCGGTGAATTAATTGGAGGTTCTATCAGAGAAGATTCTTATGAAAAAATAACAGAAGTAGTCGCTCTTAGAAAGATGAATGTAGACCCAATTCAATATTATTTGGATTTACGAAAATTTGGTTCAGTCCCTCATGGTGGATTTGGTTTGGGATTAGATAGATTGGTTATGTTAATGACAGGAATGGATAATGTTAAAGATGTTGTCCCATTCCCAATCCAATATAAATCATGTGATTATTAAACAGATTATTAAAAATATTTTTTATATTTTTATAATATATTATAAATGGAATATTATAAAGAAAAGTATTTAAAATATAAAAAAAAATATTTAGGATTACAACAAAAAGGAGGTAATAAAAAATGTTATGTGTATTCTTGCAGAGATATTAAATTTTGTAATGTATTATTACCAAGATTATATAGTTTAACAGATAACGCAGAACAAATATATACACCTACATTAAATATAATTTTTACAGAATTTACCGGAGATAAAGATACACAAATAACGAAGGAAAACGCAATATATATGTTTAATTTAATGTTAAATGATCTCGAGAATTTAATACATCGTATGGATATATTACCGAAGGATAAACAACAAATTATTGAGGAATCCAAATATATATTTGAACAAACTATAACAGATAGTAAAATTCCAATAAATTTAACATTTAATAGTATATATAATTATTTTACAAGAGCAGAACAAAATTCATCTTATGGAACATTTTTTAATATTAAATATGCATCAAATGAAATTGAATTACTTCAACATTTACAATCTGGTTCTGCAAATCCTAATTCTAATAATATATGGTATACAGAATTATCAAATATTTTAAATTATTTTACGCAATTATATAATACAGAAATTTATAGTGATCCATTATTAATATATAACAAAGGATGGTTATTAGGTAATCTTAATGAGAATACATTAAGATTTGGATATGAGTTTCAGAATGAAGATGATTTATATTATTTACTAATTAATGAACAACAATTAGAACCATATTGTGAAATTGTAAGTAAAATACCTATACCGCATGGTTTTTTTAAAACTATTCGCGTTGATAACAAATTATGTCCAAATTGTTCAATATAAAAATATTTTTAAACTTATACTTATACTTATACTTATACTTATACTTATACAATATAATACTATATTTGATTATACAATGATATACAATATGTTTTATTTATTCATAATATTTATATGTTTATTTATAGGAGGGTGCGGATTAGGTCTTAGTTATATTCCATTACAGTTGATAGGTTATTTTCATACGGTACCAGATATTCAATCATTCAATAAAAATCCTATAAAATATCTAACAAAACTTTTATTAAGACCATATCCATTATTTCGATTATCATTTCTTAGACATAATCTTAAAGATAAACTTAATAGGATGTCCTATATTGAAACAACTCTATATGATTTTAAAAATCCATCATTGATATTTATTCATGGTTCGTTAAGTTCAAGTATTATATGGATTGCAAATTGTAATAAAATTTTAAAAATTAATCCAAAATTAAATATATTTATAATAGATTTAATGGGGGCTGGATTAAGTTCGGCAATTCCAAATGAGTATTCTTATATGGAATTTGTAGAGATAAATAAGACAATTCTTCATGAATTTATCAAAAGAAAAAATCTTATAGATCCTATAATTATTTCATCATCGTATGGGGGATTAATAAATTTAGAATATAATATAGAATACCCAACACGATCTATTATATTTAATCCTCCTGGAATATTTCATTTAATTAACAAATATCAACATACGATTTCCCTATTAACTCATTATGATATATTAAGGAGAGGTCTTGGGATATTTTCTCCAGAAATAATATATAAACTAGGGTTAAAATTTGGTTTAGATTTAGAAACGATATATTGGGCAGTCTTATTAAGAAGAAATACTTTAACAAATAATATTTTAAAAGCAGCTCCTATAAAATTTTTGAGTGGATATTGTACAAGAAGTATAATACGAGCGCTTATAAATCGTAACGATATTAAATCTAAATGTAATATTATATTTTCTTTAGATGATGATCTGGTTGGAGATTATAATGGGTTGTTGTTAGAAACGTATGGTTTTGATATACAATATTTAGACCATTCTCATACTATCTCAACGTACAAGGATATAGCAGAGTACATATTAAATTGTATAAAAAATCCTGTTAAATGGACGGATAAAGGAGTCATATCGTATACCAATGATAAAAAATATTATTTTTATCCTTCTCCATACCTATCTAGAACAGAGATAGATTTAATGGTTAATGATATAAAATATTTTTCATAAAATTTTGATATTTTTCATAAAATAAAAATATAATAATATATAATAATATTATTATATTATGTCTCAGATTAATAATTGTAATTTTACATTAAATGGTCAAGAATATTATTCAACTTCAGTTAATAAGGTTGACGATGCACTTTCACTTCCGTTTATTGCATCATCTATATTTGTATCATTCATTTTTGTTATATGTGCAATATATTTTACATATAGCACTTATAAGATTACAAATCAATTTACAACACCAACAGTAATATTATTAATATTAGGTCTATGTTGTCTATCTAGTTTTGTTAGTTTTATAATAAATTATTATAAAACAAAAAATGACCTGGAACATCCAGATACATCAAATACATCAAATTTAAGTAGACCGTGTTATTCAACTCAAAAACAAATAATGATATTACAAGATACGAGTGTTTCACCGAGTGTAGGACTTAATTTGAGTTCAAGTCCATCTCCTAGTCCATCTCCTAGTCCAACTCCTAGTCCATCTCCTAGTCCAACTCCTAGTTCTACTCCTAGTCCATCTCCAAATCCTACTTATAGTCCATCTCCAAATCCTACTTATAGTCCATATCCTAGTCCTACTTATTGTCCTACTCCTAGTCCTACTTATAGTCCATCTCCTAGTCCATCTCCTAGTCCTACTTATAGTCCTACTTATTGTCCTACTCCTAGTCCTACTTATAGTCCATCTCCTAGTCCATCTCCTAGTCCATCTTCAAGCCCTACTTATTGTCCTACTCCTAGTCCTACTTATAGTCCATCACCATCTCCTAATTAAATTTATTAAGATGAATCCATTTATTACATATATATTTATTTCCTTTTGTTATAGGTGTTCCTGTATGTAAACTATTCGTTAATAAATCATTATTTTCGGATAAACTTTTAAATAAAACAGCCATACCTTTTTTTGGTTTTATAAATAAATTAATATTTTTAAAATATGTATGCCCACCTTCAAAATCATCATTCAAATATATTATTAAAGTATATATTCGGTCATTTGTTTCATTTTTATAAGATACATCTGGATCATAATGTTCATTAAAATATCCACTTACATCATATTTAACAAATTGTAATTCTTCCATATTTTCTCTAGGATACCCTGAATATTTTTCAATATAATTTGTAATCTTATTTGCAATTTTATGCGATGTATCTTTAATCCATATTTGCTGAGACACTCTGTTATTTGTATAAACATCACCCGTCGATGATACAATTTCACTTTTCATATATTGCTGAGTATTTGCATAAGATATTAACTCATCGCATTCTGAGGGAGTTAATAGATTATCTATTTGAATAACTTTATAAGAATCATTTGTAATATTTGTTAATGTGTTATTTTTGTTATGATAAATATTATTTTTTTTGTAATGATATTTAACAATAATTTTAAATAAAATAAAACATATCACAAAGATAAATACAAATAAAACTAAAATTACGCTCGTATCTAAATCCAATTTTATATATTGATTCATATAAATATAATATATATATATA